ATACTGATAAAGCATCCGTGACACTCGCAACACGTGGATTGGCCACAGTATTATTTGTCAGTTCAACAGTTTGTGTTATTGCAGGAAGCGTAACGTGAGTGCTATAATGATGATGGTTCTGGCTACTGCCGGACATTCCAGTGTTGCTGCGCCATCCATAACACCAAGTTTTGCTAGTTCTGTTGTTGCAGGCGGTGGCGGTTCTGGTAACGGTATTCCTGCAGGTGGAGGAGGTGGAGGTGGTGTTTTGAACACTACGACTTCTGCTGTAACACCTTCGGCTACTTATACTGTTACTGTAGGTGGTGGTGGTTCCGCTGGTGTTAATGGAACGAATTCAAGTATTATAGGTACCGGTGTCAGTTTAACTGCTACTGGTGGTGGTCGTGGATCAAGAGTAGGTCTTGCTGCTTCCACTGGAGGTTCTGGTGGCGGAGGAAGTTGGGGTGGATCAAGTTATAATCCAGGACAGGCTGGTACTTCCGGCCAAGGAAGTTCAGGTGGTAACGGTGCGTATAGCTCAGGTTCAGCAGCTGACATGGGTGGTGGCGGTGGTGGTAAAGGCGGTGCTGGACAAACTGCTAGTGGGAATAAAGCTGGTAATGGTGGTGCATCAGGAACTACTTCAATAACTGGTACCTTGGTTGGTGGCGGAGGTGGCGGAAGTGCAAATGGACTTTTTGCAAACCAAGGATATAACGCACCATATTTTACAGGTACAGGTTCTGGTGATGGTACTACTGGTAACGGTGGCGGTGGATTTTCTCAAGCTGGTGGTAGTGGTCGTGTAGAATTAAGATATCCAGACACTTATAGAGATGCTGTTTCTGTTACTGGATCTCCATCTTTCTCCAATTCGGGTGGTTACAAATACTATATTTGGACTAGTAGTGGATCAATAACATTCTAATAAACGAAACATAAATATAGAAATATGACAACCAAAGTAAACACACCCAATTTAAATGCAACGTTCCTTGGATCGTTGGTGAAAGTTAACGATACACAGACCGTTAACAATAAAACCTTCAATTCACCAACACTGGTAACACCATCACTTGGCACTCCTACGTCTGGTGACTTTAGTACTGGAACATTTACTTGGCCACTATTCTACCAAGATATTAAAGCTAATGCTGCTTTTGTTGCAGCCAATTCTGCTGGTGTATATGCTAATGCCTCATTCGTTGCGGCTAATTCAGCAGGCGTGTATGCTAATGCAGCCTTCAATATTGCCAATACTGGTGGTCAAAATTCAATATCTGCAGGTGTGTATGCCAATGCAGCTTACACGCAAGCAAATACAGCAACAACAGATGCCGCAACTGCAGATTTAAAAGCAGTCATCTCTGGTGTGTTTGCTAATGGTGCATACCTCTCAGCCAATACGGCTGACCAAAGAGCAGTAACTTCTGGTGTTTATGCTAACTCTGCTTATACTCAAGCAAATACTGCAACAACTAATGCTGCAACAGCTGACGCAAAAGCAGTAACTGCCGGTGTTTATGCCAACTCAGCCTTTGATGTTGCCAACTCTGCATCTAGTTATGCTAATGGTTCTTTCTTGGCTGCCAACACGGCCGACCAGAAAGCAGTGTCTGCTGGTTCATATGCTAACGCAGCCTTTGGTGTTGCCAACTCAGCAAGTTCTTATGCTAATGGTGCTTTTGCAACATCTAACACCGCTGCAACGAATGCTCTCTCTGCTGGTTCTTATGCCAACTCAGCGTATGCGTTAGCCAACACAAAGTATTCATCTTCTGGTGGTGCAATTTCTGGCGATGTTACAATCACTGGTAACTTAACGATTACTGGAACAACAACTACAGTTTCAGCCAACAACTTAAGCATTCAAGATAATATGATTTATCTGAATGCTAACAATACAGTCTCAAATCCTGATCTTGGATTCGCAGGTAATTACAATGATGGCACATACCGCCATGCTGGTGTGTTTCGTGACGCAACAGATGGTACATGGAAATTCTTCTACAACTATCAACCAGAACCAGATGCGTCACCATATATTGATACGGCACATGCTACGTTTAGAATTGCTAATCTAACTGCAAATCTAATCACTGATGTAGCAACTATACGTGGTTATGATCCAATTAACCACACCAATACGGCTTACACGCAGGCCAATACTGCAAACACTAATGCTGCAACAGCTGACCAAAGAGCAGTAACTTCTGGTGTATATGCCAATGCGGCCTTTGCGGCATCTAATACTGCTGCAACTGGTGTCACACAAGCTGACCAACGAGCAGTAACTTCTGGTGTATATGCCAACTCGGCTTACGCAGCTGCAAACACTTCGGATCAAAAGGCAGTATCTGCTGGTTCATATGCTAACTCTGCATACAGTCAAGCAAATACTGGTGTAACAAATGCCTCTACTGCTGATGCGAAAGCAGTAACTGCAGGTTCTTATGCCAACTCAGCATACGCACAGGCAAATACAGCAAACACAAATGCAGCTTCCGCATCATCATATGCTAACTCTGCGTTTGCCGTTGCTAATGCCGCAGTAACAACAACTGGTACTCAGACACTAACAAATAAATCATTGTCTGATAACACCACATATTTTATTGATGAGAATGATGCAACAAAGAGAATGCAGTTACAGTTAAGTTCAATTGGTACAGGCGCCACTAGAATTTTAACTGTGCCTAATTTTGATGGCACTATTGCAACATTGGCCGGTACAGAAACACTAACAAATAAAACGTTAACTTCGCCAGTAGTAAATTTTTCATCAATTTCAACACCAATTGAACCAGTTACAGTTAATGCTTCTTCACCTGGTGCTACATTAAATTACTATGTTCAATCTGGCGCAGTTGTTTATTACACATCAAATGCTACGAACAATTTTACTTGGAACGTTGGTTATGATGGTGCAACAACATTCAATACTTGGTTGGCCAATGGTCGTGCAGTAACGATTGTTCTTTTAGTCACAAATGGCACAACAGCATACTATCCAAATGCATTCTCAATAGATGGTACTTCCGTGACACCTAAGTATGTTGGTGGCAACGCCATCACTGCAGGCAACGCAAGTTCTATTGACTCTTATACTATGACTATTATTAAAACCGCATCAGCAACATACACAGTATTGTTATCACAAACTAAATTAGCATAAGGATTACATTATGCCTCTGATGACAACTTTGACGACAGTTTCTGCCCAAAAATCTTTTGGTTCGCCATATATTATTCCGGCCAATTCAGTTATCATAATGGATGGCACATATACTTCTGCCATAGGTACTTGGGATTTATACACAGACGCTCTCGATAAATTGATTGTAGGAACAATAGACCAAGGCAATGTTGGTGTATCATTTGCTTCGAGTGGTCAATCAAGTTCAACAGCAGGAACAATCGGTACTGGCGGATCACATTATGGTGCTGGTGTACCAGTTGGTGGTGGATCTGGTAATATTAACGGATATAGATATGATGCTCCTGCTGGAGGTCATAATCATAACGGCACTTGGGATGTAAATTCATTAACCGCTAACAATGATATCAAACCTGTACATACAACATTTACAATGATGAGAACGAGTGCTAATACCACTACTTTTCCAGCAAATACTCTACACATTTCGGAAACAAATATATATTCTGGAACACAGCAGCTGGCAACATCTTCGAATAGATATATTGCTGGAAGTAGCACCAGAGTAAATAATGCAGTTACTTCCCATTCAATGATGCACACAGTATCAACTGATGCGGCAGCTCACAACCACTATAATAGTGCTTTTTTACAACGTGTTACTCCAGCTGTTTCTGGACCTTTGAATCAAATTTATTCATTCTATGATTATAATCCTGCACACAATCACACTTTAACAAAAACCGTATCGATAAGTAATCTAAGAGGTAAATTATTAAAAATTTGGTTGGCAGCATCTCCTTCTATACCAAAAAGTTCCGTTGTGATTATGTATTGTGGTAATTTGTCTGTTCTACCTTCTTACTGGAAAGTTTGTGATGGTACAAATGGCACTGTTGATATGCAAAACTATTTTCTTGGTTACGCAACGTCTTCTGGAACTGCACACAATACGACAACAGCAGCCAACACACAATATACTTTAACTAATCCGTCAGACACTGCTTCCAATGATTGGACTCATGCTCACTATAGTTTAGGTTTTGCATATCAAACACAACAATATGTGTACCACTCTTTAGGTGTGCATTCCCACACTCACGCTGTTTCCGGTGGATCACTAACAAGTAATTATGAACCAGCTCATTTGAAATTGGCTTTCATACAATTAATACCTACTTAAAGGACAATATAATGCAACACACTTATGTAAATTTAGATTTTTATAACAACAATTTTTCATGTAAAATTAATGGTAATATTTACGTGTTTCTTTCAGAACAAAGTTTTATTGAGAAAACAAATTTTCCTTTCACTGAAACTTTAAGAATTTGTTCATATGAACCAGAAAGAAATATTTTCAATGTCGAGGATGTTGGTGGTGTTGGTAAATCAGGACCAGAATTGCCTGAAATGGTTTGGATTACAAATAATTTGGCAAATATTGAAGCCGCTGCAATCAGAGATGCATCCGAGAGAGAAGTTATAGTTCCATCATTTGTACCAACTATTCGTACCGAAAGAGATCATAGATTATTTTTAACAGATTGGGTCTTGACAAGATGGCAGGAAGAGACTACAATCAATGTGCCACATTCAATGACAGAACAAAAATTTGCTGAGGTCCTAATGTATCGCCAAGCTCTCAGAAATATTACGAATACATATACCTCCTTAGATGATGTTGTTTGGCCAACAAACCCACTGGAATAATATGGCAAGCAAAAAATATGACCTTACCGCAATTATGGAAGAATATGCCGATGATGATTTTGGTTTCACGGCAACAGACGAAGAAGAATACAATTCCGTTATTGCCGAAAAAGATGATACAGTACAAGAATACAGAGAACGTCTGCAACAGGTAGAAAAACTAATCATGCCTTTTTTAACTAAGTTGTTAAAGACTGCCGACCAACCAATCATTAAGTGGCCTAATCGTAAAGAAACATTAGAGGCACAAATACAAAAAATACTTGCTTTAACCAGAGATTAACTATATAATTGTACGAGGAGATATATTATGAAAGATTTGATTATCGGATGTTCCACCGGATATAAATGGGACACAATTAAGTATTGGGTCAACTCTATCAATCAGTCAGGTTTCACTGGCGATAGAGTTATGATTATGATGAATGCTGACAAAGAGACAGTACAGAAAGTTACTGACACAGGATTCACAGTTATTGGATTCAAACAGGACGAACAAGGCAATCTTGTTTATCAGTCCAATATTATGGTACACGTTGAGAGATTTCTACACATCTATAATTACTTGTCACAGAATGAGTATCGTTATGTCATTACGACTGACGTTAAAGATGTTATTTTCCAAAGCAATCCATTCAAACACATTGAGAAACATATGGGTCAACGTCAACTATTGATGTTCTCCTCTGAAAGTATGTTATACAAAGATGAACCATGGGGTAACCAAAACTTGTTGGAAACTTATGGTCAATTTATCTATGATAGATTCAAAGATAATCCAATTTACAACGTTGGTGTATTGGCAGGCCGTGGTGCTGCAATGCGTGACTTGTGCATGAATATCTTTTCATCATGTTTAAACAAACCAATTCCAATTTGTGACCAATCTACATTCAACTTCCTGATTTCACAAGAACCATACAAGTCAACTTGTCGTTACACTAAATCAGAAGATGCATGGGCATGTCAACTTGGTACAACTGCAGACCCAAGCAAGATTGACCAGTTCAGACCATTCTTGTTGGAACCATCTCCACACATGGAGATAGATAAAGTAGTAACGTCACAGAATAAAGAGTATGTGATTGTTCACCAGTATGATAGAGTGCCTGCATGGCGAAAGATTATTGAAGCAAAATATGGCTAAAATTTTATATGTTGTCCACCGATATGCTCCATATCCCGGTGGTTCTGAAAATTATGTACGTGATATGGCAGAAGAAACATTCCGTAGAGGACATGATGTAACTGTACTTGCAGGCGAACACAAAGGTGATTTGAACGGTGTCAGAGTAACAAGTGACTTTCAGATTATGGGTTCAGAACTCTTTGATTTGATTGTCGTGCATGGCGGTGACGTTGGTGTACAAGATGTTGCGTTAATGAATGCACAAAGAATTCCATCACCAATGTTGTTCATGTTGATTAAACCATCAGAGAGTGCTGTGTATCAACATGCAATGAATCATGTCAAGTTTATTGGTTGTTCAACCAAAGAAGATTGGGAATCAGCATTCAAACTTGGTCATCGTGACAAGGCAGTTCGGGTATCACATGGCATCGATGCAGAGATTTCTTCTGGTACACCTGGATTCCGTGAGAAGTATGGAATCACAACACCATATATGTTCTTGTCGTGTGGTGGTTTCTGGCCTAACAAAGCATTTCACGAATTAATTGCCACATTCAACGGTGTTGGTCGCAACGATGTTACACTTGTTCTGACTGGTTATGATAATCGTCACAACATCATGCCGCAAAATTCCAAACATGTGAAAGCGATGATGGTTGATGACCGCAATGATGTTATGTCTGCGATTAGAGATGCTGACCTTTATATCATGCACTCACACTCAGAAGGATTTGGATTGGTTCTACTGGAATCAATGTTAAATAGAACAGCATGGGCATCACGCAATATTGCAGGTGCCAAAGTGCTGAAAGATTTTGGCTTTACATATGAGAATGATTCTGCACTACGTGAGTACATGATTGACTTCAAAGGTGTACCAGAATCCAAACTTGATGATGCATATGAATACGTGATGAACGCACACTTGATTAAAAACACAGTAAATGATATTTTGAAATTAATATGAAAATAACTTTTGGTATAACAACAGACTACTCTAATCAACCACAAATAAACGAAGTAATCTCGTCTATCAGATCACTACAAATACCTGATTATGAAATTTTAATTGTTGGTGGTGAGAAGAAAGAAGATATGGTTGACGTAACACATATCTATTTTGATGAGACTCAACAACCTGGTTGGGTAACACGCAAGAAGAACACCATTGTTCAAGCAGCAAAGTATGACAACATCGTATTGATGCACGACTACTATGTGTTTGATAAAGATTGGTACAAGAACTTCTTAGAGTTTGGTGAAGAATGGCACATCTGTTCTAATAAACAACTACTCATCACCGGCAAGAGACACTTTACAGATTGGGTGACATGGGATGATCCTGTATTCCCACGTTACACTGCTCTGAGACATGATGATTGGTCACGTACTAACTATATGTACGTATCTGGTGGTTACTTTCTGGTGAAGAAACAAGTTGCACTAGATAATCCATTCAACGAAGAACTCACACACGGCCAAGCCGAAGATGTTGAGTGGTCTCTCCGAGTGCGTCATAGATATGTGATGAAATGTAATGGTAACAGTATTGTGAAACATAATAAGTGGCATAGAGATGCAAAATAAATTAGTAATTTTTGACCTTGACGGTGTATTGATTGAATCACGTGAACTACATTATGAAGCATTGAATGATGCTCTACGTAAAGTTGGTAGTCAGTATGTGATTACACGTGAAGAACACTTAAGTTTATATGATGGTCTAAACACCACAAAGAAACTTGAGATGTTGTCTGAGAAGAAAGGTCTTGACCGTAAATTCTTCAATCAGATTTGGCAAGATAAACAAGTTGCCACATTCAACCTCATCAGACAATTCCCAAAGAATAACAAACTTAGGCAGATGTTTGCCAAGTTGAGTAGTAATGGAATCAAAATTGCTATTGCAAGTAATTCTATACGTGAGACTGTTAAGTTGGCACTATTGTCTGTTGGTGTCATGGAGTATGTTGATTACTATGTCTCTAATGAAGATGTGAAACGAACTAAACCATACCCTGAGATGTACTGGCAATGTATGACGGCATTAGATGTTCTTCCTAAGAACACAGTTATCATTGAAGACAGTCATATTGGTCGTCAAGGCGCATTAGATTCTGGTGCTCACTTAGTTCCAGTTAAAGATTCATATGACTTGACGATGGATAAAATTGATGAAGCAATCGATACACTTAACGGTGTAATTAAGAAAATGATACCATGGAGAGATAAAAAAATGAACGTACTAATTCCTATGGCTGGCGCTGGTAGTAGATTCGCAGCAGCTGGTTACACATTTCCAAAACCATTGATTGAAGTTAATGGCAAACCAATGATTCAAGTTGTTGCAGAAAACTTAAACGTTGATGCACACTTCATCTACATTGTACAAAAAGAACACTATGATAAATACAATCTCAAACAATTATTAAACTTAATCTCACCTGGTTGTGATATCGTACAGGTTAATAGTTTGACAGAAGGCGCAGCGTGTACAACTCTGTTGGCCAAAGAACTTATTAACAACGATGAGCCATTACTGATGGCGAACTCAGACCAATATGTGGAGTGGAACTCAAATGAATGTCTCTATGCTTTTACTGCTGACGGCGTTGATGGTGGTATCGTTACCTTTAGGGCAACCCATCCAAAGTGGTCATTTGCAAAACTCGGAGATGACGGTTTCGTCACAGAAGTAGCAGAGAAGAATCCAATTTCAAATATCGCAACAGTCGGTATCTACTATTGGAAAAAAGGTTCTGATTATGTTAAGTATGCTGAACAAATGATTGAAAAGAATATCCGTACCAACGGAGAATTCTATGTGTGTCCAGTATTCAATGAAGCCATTGGTGATGGTAAGAAGATTCGTGTCAAAGATATTCCTAAAATGTGGGGCATCGGTACTCCAGAAGATTTGAATTACTTCTTGGAGAATCATAAATGAAAGTTGCAGTTGTATTAACAGGACACCTCCGATGTTGGAGAGAGGTTTTTCCTAATTTCAAAGAAAAGATTATTGACCGATACAATCCTGATATCTATATTCATACATGGGATGATGAGGCGTATTGGATTCCTGGTGATAAACAAAATAAAACAGGTATATACGAAGGCGCACCACAAATTGTTGATGATGAAATATTGGACACATACAAACCAGTACACTATGTGAAAGAGTATTGGGAAGATTTCAATAAACACTTTGAATCTTGTGGTGAATACTTTACGAACTATGCACACAGACCAAAGAATATTCTATCGATGTTCTACAAGATGCACCAAGGTTTCTCCTCACTTGAAACACACGTTGCACGACTACAATCATCATATGATTTGGTGATTCGTATGCGACCTGATATGTTGATACACGATGACCTGCCTGATTTTGATCCAAATGTATTCTACACTGTTGCAGCCAGAAACCATTTAGGTCAAGGCACCGGTGATGTAATGCAAGTTGGTAACTTTATCTCTATGATGTTCTTCACCAAGTTGATTACAGTAATTGGTTCTGTCTACAAGCAAACTGATCTACTATGTCCTCATGTAATGTCAACGCAACATATTAAGAACCTTGGATTCAACTGGCAGGAGATAAATCTAAATAGAACTCTCATGCACACACCAAAAGGACCTTATGTTGAAATGGACAAGTAATACGTTTAAAGATATCATAGAATTAAAAGATGGACCTGTAACCTATTCCGATAACGGCAGAGGTAATCTTAAGATGAGTAATCATCCTTATCCATATTCTATCAAAGAAGAAGAATTTAACTTTCTAAGAAATCTAATCGTAGAACATAAATTGCAACGTGGTTATGAATGTGCAACTGCATTCGGTATCAGTTCAACAGCAATTGGTTTAGGTTTCTTGGAAACTGGTGGTAAGGTCGTAACGATGGATGCTTACATTGAAGAATCTAAAGGCAATCCAGGTCATTACAGAGATATGCAACGTGAAGTGTATGATAAGGCCGATGGTTACAAATCAGTTAAGTATTTGATTGAACAGTTTGGTTTAGAGAACACACTCTTTCCAGAGATTGGTTGGAGTCCTGATGATACAGAGACTTGTGTACGTAGACATTTCTCTGAGCCACTAGACTTTGTATTCATTGACGCAGGACATTTCCCTGAACAAATGATTAAAGACATTGATGCATTTTTGCCATTGCTTGGTGAAAAGTATGTGTTGGCATTCCATGATGTGTATGACCACAGTTTCTCGGAAGCAGTACATGACCACTTATTCAACAAGATTGGTAAGAAGGTTGAGATTAAACTTTATTATCCTGCAGGTGAAAATATGGGAGTTGTGATAAACGTATGATACTAATTGCACACCGTGGTAATACTAATGGACCGAAACCACATTTAGAAAATAGTCCAGA